ACCTATATTAGTAATACCAAAGGACGAAACTCCACCATCAGCACCAATAATTGCAGTAACAGTAGCACCAACCAAAGTGTCCTGTGTATTAATGTTGATCTTCTTCTGGAATCCTCTTAGATTTTGTTCATTATCAGCATTAAACAGTGGTCTTACAGTATCAACGTGGATAATAGTTGTACCAACACCAACAGGTTGAATCAGATACGAAGCTGGGAAGATGGAAGGTTCATAAGCAACCCTATCTTTGCCAATCTCGTCACCATCAATAATCTTATCAACAGTTTGCTTACACCAGGTAACGGGTCTTGACAATGTAGTGTCGGTCGTTACACCTGGTGCTACATATGGATTTGTTTCAACAGTGTCAATCGTATTAATACCGACAACTGTTCTAGCAACTTGATCAAGTGTAATTGCTTGACCTCTTGCAGGATCATGATCTAAATCTAAAGTATCACCAACTTTGATGGTTTCCAAAGTATTTGTAAGTGTTACGTCAACAGATCCAGCACCCTTATAGAACAAGATCTTAGATGTATCGCCAGTGGGATTGTCACCTACAGGTCCCTTGGGTGCTTCACTAAATGTGATGACACTGCCACCTTCAAATATAAATCCTTCATTTGGTTTTTGAAGAACATCATTAATGAATACAAGTAATGTTTGTTCAACTTCAATATTTGAACCAGGTGCCGATTTGATAGAAACTACTTCTTCATTGATAGAAAGTTTAAAGGATTTTGTGATTCCATCGAATCGAGAATCAAGTCTATCGAAGACTTGGAACTCACCAACAGACCAAGCATTGAATTGATCAGAATAAGTTTCTTCAATAGTAATTTGGAATTCATCGAAAGTCAGTGAAGTATTTGTAGGAATTCCAGTTGTTCCACCAACTGCCACAGTCAGAACATCACCCTCTCGATATCCATATCCCTGATTTCTGATTTCAAAGTCAATGACGCTTGAACCTTGACCAACAACAATATCAACAGTTGCTGCTTGTCCTTGTGAAGAGGGACTTTGTGAACTATAAATTAATGGAACATTGCTGTAACTAAGTGGAGGATCAAATACAACCACGGGTGCATTAGTGAAAGTATATCCGGTTCCAGGATTTGTAATGGCAACGCTTACAATGTTGCCATTTTGAACAACTGCAGTGCCGATATTTTCAATGTTAGGAAGAACTCCACTGTATGTCTGAACACCGACATTATAGACAGTGTTTAATCCAACTCTATAACCAGAACCACTGTTACCGATACTGATTGAAGAAACTGTGCCAGCAGCAGAAATGACTGCGGTTCCTCCAGCAGCAACTAATGGTTGATAACCAAATCCTTCTGTGGATCCAACAGAAACAAATCTACCACCAACAGGCAGCGAAGATCTATTAGGGTCATAACCCTGCGTAACTGCTTCTCCAGAAAATACAATAGAACTAATGCCAGAATTTTCAATTACTTCATAATCTCCATCATATGCTTGAACACCCTGATTGACCTGATAGATTCCGTTGATCAGTACAACTGTGCTAGTATCAATGCCAGTTACATTGTTTCCGTCATTCTGTAAAGTATAAGTCTTACCAACTCCAGTAAATCTATCTGAGATATCATCAAAGACATAGTTACCGTGATAGGTTTCTTCAGTCGTGCCTACAGCGGCACGTTTCATAAATGTTCTACCTTGGAACTTAGAACTGGTTGTAATGCCAGTCCAGTCTCTAGCATTAGGGTCGCCTGTAGTTGTACTTAAAGGAATATTACCGAATGGAGCAGAAACAAAGTTGATTGCATTATCTCTGATGTCATAGTTACCAGTGAACTTAGTGATAGTGTCACCAGTTGTATGCGCTCCAATTGGTGATCCAAGTGCTGCTCTTTCAACACTGATAGAAACTGTATTTCCAACACCAGTTGCTTCAATAACCATAAACTCATTGCCAAGTTTAATGACATCACCAGCAGTAAATGATGTAACACCTGTTGTGTTGAATCTAGTTTCAAAATTGATATTTTGATTCAGGGTTGTGGTTACATCTGTTGGTGCTACAGGTGACTGAATGATATTATCAATTGCCAGAATTGCTTTTGCGTTCTGATTGATAGAATTGACAGCGTGTGACAGTCCAATACCTAC